AGAGTCTGCCGCCGCCGCCGAGGCGCAGTCCATCAACCTGCGCCAGCTGCTGGGCCAGATCGACCCAACGGTCAACGCACTTAACCGGCTGGCGGAGGTGGAAGACCGCCTGGAGCGTGCGCAGCGCGCAGGCCTGATCAACACCAACGTATTCGACCAGTACCAGGCCAAGATCGACGCTATGCGCGCCTCGACGCTGGCCGGCACCAACGCTTTGGGCCAGATGGGCATGACCGCGGGCCAGACCCGGCAGGCCATGCGCATGCTGCCCATGCAGATCACCGATATCACCACCAGCCTGGTCAGCGGCCAGCCTGCGTGGATGGTGGCGATTCAGCAGGGCGGCCAGCTGAAGGACCAGTTCGGCGGCATTGGGCCGGCAGCCAAGGCCGTTGCCGGTTATGTGGTGGGGCTCATCAATCCGCTCACGGTCACGGCAACCGCACTGGCGGCCTTGGGCATTGCGCTCCATGCTCGGCAGCAGGACCTCAGTGAGTTCAGTATCGCTCTGGCCACCACCGGTGGTTACTCCGGCGTGCTGGCCAGCGACCTCGACCGCTTGACGGATCAGATCTCGCTGTTCGCAGGTGTCACCAGCGGCGGGGCCCACGATGCTCTGGTCGCAGTCGCTGCCAGCGGTAAGTTCACCGGGCAGCAATTTGAGATGGTAGCCACCATGGCCGCCCGCATGCAGGCTACGGTCGGTCAGGCGCTGGATGTGACCATCCGTAAGTATGCGGAACTGGCAAAAGATCCTGTACAGGCCCTGTTGAAGCTTAATGAAACGGAGCATTTCCTCACTCAGGCGGAGCTCGATCGCGTTCAAGCACTGGAATCCATCGGCAGGAGCACCGAGGCTGCAGCCGAGGCGATCGCGATCTACGAGCGAAACCAGCGCAATGTCGCAGCACAGGCGAGGGAGTCCATGCCCGCCATGTCGCTATGGTGGAGCAGTCTGAAGGAAGGGATCAGCGACACCTGGGTTGAAGCTAAGCGTTTTGCCGACTTGTTTGGCGAAATTGGATCTCAGGCCGCGCAAGGGCTCGGGCTTGGGGCGAACCCTATCAGTTCGTGGTTCGCAGGAAACGTCGTTCAGCTCCGCACTCTGCGTGGTCTGGCTGCTGACGTTGCCGGCATAAAGCTGCCCGGGCCCAGTGGAGGGGCGGTTCCAAAGAACATTGAAGGAATCGTTGACAGTGAGCGGGCGCGCGAGGCTAAGAAGCAGCGAGAGGAAAACGATGCTGAACGGAAAGCTGCGTCTGAAGCTCTGAACGCCCAGCTGGCTGGATTGGACAGGGTCACCGCTAAAGAGCGGGCGCGACTCAAGATCGTCGAGTCATTCAACAAGCTGGCAGATAATGATGCCCGGCATTTTGATGGGTCGATGGATCGGCTGATCGCCAAGGCCTATGCCGACATCGACAAGCAGTTCAACCGACAGGACGGCATCGGCAAGAAGAATAGCGACGACACGTCGGCCCAGAACCTACTGGCCAATGCCCAGCGGCAGATCGAAGCCAATAAGCAGCTGGTGGACACCGGGCAAAGGGTCACCGAAAGCGAGCGTCAGGCTGCGAAGATCAAGCAGGAGTTGGACGATAGGACCAACACCATGACGGCATCCACGCGTCTGTTGCTTACTGCCGCACGCGAGCAACTGTTGGTGTCCGGTGAGCAGGCCGTCGCTTACGAGCGGCAGCGACAGGCGACGGAGGCACTGGCACGGCAACAGGCCATCTTGGCTCAGGCCGGGAGTAATCGTGAGCGAGCCAATGAACTAGACCTCTTGGGCATGAGCGGCGGCTCGGACGCTGTAGCGATGCTGCGCAGGCAGCTGGATATCCAGCGCGAGTATCAGGAAGAGCTGAAGCGCATCGGTAGCCGCGACGTCGCCAGCGACAAGGCGACCTGGGATCTGCTGGCGGCAAACGCTGACAACTTCCGCAATAGCGAGCTGGAGAAAGAGCGCCAGTTCCAAGAGCAGCGTTTGGCGATGCTGGGCAACTGGCGCCTCGGCGCGCAGGCAGCATGGCAGAACTACGCCTTCGACGCGTTGAACTACAACCAGCAAGCCTCGGATGGTGTTCAGAATCTCCTCTCTACCACCACCAGCAGCGTCGCGGCCCAGATTGACGCAATGATCCGGGACAACCAGAAGATTGGCGACTCGGTTGTCAATCTCGCCACATCCATGGGCAATGCAGTCATCGCCGAGCTTGAGAGGATGGGCGCCCAGTGGCTGGTCTATCAGGCGGTTCAGTTTCTGGTTGGAAAGTCCAGCGCTGCTGCCGGCGCCTCTGGCCTCGTTGCAAACGCGATGGCCATGCAGGCCCAAGCATCCCTCGCGGCGTTCGCATCCACAGCGGCTATTCCCATCGTAGGCCCGGCAATGGCGCCTGGTGCGGCTGCAGCTGCTATGGCGGCTACTTCTCCCATGGTCGCCATGGTTACGGCCGCGTCTCTGGCCGGCATGGCCCACGACGGCATCGACTCAGTGCCCAAGGACGGCACCTGGTTGCTCCAGCGGGGCGAGCGGGTGATGACCAGCGAGACCAGCGCCAAGCTGGACGCGACGCTGGATCGGATCGGGCAGGGTGGCGGTGGTGGTGGGGGCGGAAACACCTACGCGCACCAGATCTACATCACCGGCAAGCCGGATGCGATGACGCTGGCTGCTGTTCGGTCGATTCTTCAGGAAAACAACCAGCAGCAGAGCGTTGAAATCCGGAGGCAAACGGGCGCCGACCTCCGTTCGGGACATGGCCCGGTGGGTCGTGGCCTGCGTCAGGGAAACAACGTAAGCCGCCGAGTGACGTAACCCGGCGGCACTCCAACCGAGGTAACCATGCCAGCAGCACTCCCTTATCCGTCATGGATGCCGATGCCGCTGCGGGACGGCTATGGGTTCAAGCCGGAATCGCCTTTGATCGGTGCCCGGTTCGTCAGCGGTGCGAGCATCACCCGGCGCAGGAACACTGCGGTGCCCGCGGCGGTGACGCTGACGTGGCTCTTCACCGATATGCAGGCCGCACTGTTTGAGAAGTGGGTGCAGGAAGATCTGATCGATGGCGCGGCATGGTTCCTGTGCAAGCTGCAGACGCCGCTGGGGGTGGATTTCTACCGGTCGCGCTTCACCCCTGACTTCTACGACGGGCCGGTGCTGGTGGAAGGTGGGTTCTGGCAGGTGTCGGCGACGCTCGAGGTCTTCCGCCGGCCGCTACTGGCCGATGGATCCACCGCGTACCCCGACGCCTTCCTGCGCGCCGGTCTGGTCGATATCGCCGCCAACAGGGAGTGGCCCGAAGCATGAACCTACTGGAAAGGCTGTACGCCTCCGGCGGCTCGGAGGTGATCCTGGACACGATGGCGGTGCGCATCGGCGACCGCACCCACTACCTGGTCAGCGGCTATGAGGACTTCGCGGCCACGCTGGAGACCGGCGAACAGGTGACTTTCACCGCCTGCCAGATCACGGTGGCCAAGCCGACCAAGAACGCCGACGGCGTGCAGGATCTGCGTTTCGCCCTGAGCAACATCGATGGGGTGGTCAGCACCGAGATCCGCGCGGCGCTGGTGGCCAAGCAGGAGATGTGGGCGACCCTGCGCACGTACGTCCACACCGATCACGGCGCGCCGCAAAAGCCGCCGCACGAGATGGTCATCAAGGGCGGGCAGTGGACGTCCACCGAGGTCCAGATCACGGCTGGCTTCATGAACATCCTGGACACGGCCTGGCCGCGCGACCGCTTCACCCTCACCAACGCACCGGGGCTTCGTTACCTGTCATGAGCATCGATCTGGAAAAGTACCTGGGCGTGGCCTGGGTCAGTGGCGGCCGCACGTTCCCCGAGCTGGACTGCTATGGGGTGGTCAACGAGGTGCGGCGGGACCTGGGCCTGCCGGCGTGGGATGAGTATCCGGGCGCCACCCGGGTCGATCTGGATGCACTGGCGCAGGCGGCGGCCAAGACCCACAAGGGCAGCGACCTGGTGGAGGGCGCTGTGGCTTTCTGCTACGAGGGCAGCTTGGTGGTGCACGTGGCCGTGCTGGTGATGCTGGACGGTCGCCTGTACGCGCTGGAGTGCAACGAAACCCACAACGTCACCGTTCTGCCGGTATCCCGGTTTGAGCGGCGCTTTCCCAAGGTGGAGTACTACACGTGATTCGTGTCTTTCCATCGCGCATGCCCGGTGAGGCGGTGGAGACCCACCGGCACGGCACCACCACGCTCACCGGCTGGTTGCTGGCCATAGTGCCCAGCTTCACCGAGGACCGCGAGCACCCCATCGAAATCGAGGTGGACGGCGCGCTGGTGCCGCCGGCAGCGTGGCGGAATACGGAGATCACCGCCGAGACCGACGTGAGGATCTACCCGATCCCGCATGCCGAGGGGATCGGCGCGGTAGTCTACTGGGTGGCCGTGGCCGTCATGGCCGCCTATGCCATCTACATGGCCAGCAACATGCCCTCGGGCAACCGCTACGGGCAGGGCGATAGCCTGAGCCTGGACACGGCCAAGGCCAACAATGCCCGCCTGGGTAGCCCGATCCGCGAGGGCTTGGGCCGCACCCGGATCTGGCCGGACTACCTGCTGCAGCCGGTGTCGCGGTTCTTCAACCGGACCAACTACCGCACCCACATGTTCCTGTGCGTGGGTGCCGGCGGCTACATCATCCCGGCCGGCGGCGCGCGCATCGGCAACACGCCTGTCAGCGCCTTTGGCGGCGACGTGCAGATGACGATCTACCCGCCGGGCGCAGACGTGAGCGGCGATGAGCGGTCGGAGAACTGGGTGGTGTCCACGGAGGTCGGGTCCACGGCCTCCGGCACGTCCGGTCTGGACCTGAGCGACACCGCCGATGTGTCCACCAGCATCAACGCCGACTCCATCACCGTGTCTGGCAACGTGCTGTCGCTGAACAACGCGACGGTCACCGACGCCGATGGCCGGGAGAAGCCGGCCACTGCGGTGCCCAGCGGCTGGACGGTCGGGGCCATCCTGACCATCAAGGCGGCAGCAACGTTCGTGGCCAGCACCAGCGGCCTGTACACGGTGCTGGCCGGCAGCGCAGTGGACGAGCTGGCGCCCTTCGTGGGCATGCCGGTGCTGGTGACCTACAACGACGCGGACTATGCGCTGTTCGTGGCCAGCTACGCGGCAGGCACCCCGGCGGTTCCCGGCGTGGGCGGCAGCG